GCAACTACGGTGTTCCTATTCGTCCAGCAGAATCTATTGTCTTAAGTGGCCCACAGTGTTCTTCTTCTGCAAACGTGTTCATTACCTACATTACTGAAGCCGGAACTGCTAACGTGTACGTCACTCCGGGTGAGGGTAGGTAATGCTTGAACTCTTGTCTGGTGGCATCTTTGGTTCCTTGCTGGGCGGCATCTTCCGTCTGGCGCCAGAGGTCCTGAAGTTCCTAGACAAGAAGAACGAGCGCGGCCATGAACTAGAAATGTTCAACCGCCAGTGCGAGCTGGAGGCGCAGAGAGGCCAGCAGAAGATGGCCGAGATCGGCGCACAGCACGAGGCTACAGTTGATGCAGGGGTTATGGATGCGTTTAACAACGCTATCAATCAGCAGACAGAAATGGTTAAGGCTGCTGGTGGATTTGCTGCTTCCTTGTCTGCTAGTGTGCGCCCTGTTGTCACTTACTGGATCTTGTTGGTTTGGTCCTGCGTACACCTCTGGATGGGCTATTCTTCATGGCGTACCGGGATGGAGCCAACAGAGGTCTTCAAACTGATGATGAGTGCAGACTTCTCTGCTCTCGTGTCAGGCACGTTGAACTACTGGTTCCTCGACAGGACGCTCTCCAAGCGTGGACTTTGATCTCTCTATAGCAATAGGTCTATGCCAGCGTTTCGAAGGTTTCCGAGGGTCGCCGTACCTTTGTCCTGCCTCGATACCAACAATTGGTTTCGGGTCGACCCAGTACAGCAACGGCAAACGGGTGACTTTGCAAGACCAGCCAATGACGCGAGAACAGGCGCAGGCGCTATTGGATTACGAACTAAGGCACACCTATTTACTGGGAGCCTTGCGCCACTGTCCTGGCCTAATAACGGACACAAGAAGACTTAACGCTATCGTAGACTTTGCTTACAACCTGGGTGTGGGAAAGCTACAGACTTCCACGCTCAAAAAGAAAATTAACGAGCAGAATTGGGAAGAAGCCAAGGTAGAATTGTTAAAGTGGTGCAAGGGTGGAGGCAAGGTTCTCCCCGGCCTACTGAAACGCAGGCAAGCGGAGGCTGATCTGCTATGAAGAAGTTCCCTAATTTAAGTGTTGGCAGGGGTGAGAAGCTACCTGCCAGCCGTGGTGCTGGACTGACTGCCAAGGGTAGAGCCAAGGCTCGTGCTGCTGGTTCTAACCTGCAAGCTCCTACCAAGTCAGGACCGCGCCACAAGAGTTTCTGCGCCCGTTCAAGAGGGTGGACGGGGGAGCGCGGGAAAGCAGCCAGGAGAAGATGGGGATGTCGTTAGCAACTATTCATCGTATCAAGACCGGGAAAGTCTCGGACAAGTGGTCAACATATCTAAGTTTCTATGATGACAAGTTATGGTATCTACAGGACAGCAAGATCAACTTGCTGGAGATCGGAGTACAGAACGGCGGGTCACTAGAGACCTGGGCTAAGTACTTTTGGAAAGCAGAGAAGATTGTCGGGATCGACGTTGATCCCAAGTGCGCTGATTTGAAGTTTGATGATCAGCGTATTGAGGTGGTGATAGGTGACTCCAAGACAGTTGAGTTGGAAGACACCTTCGATGTCATCATTGATGATGGATCGCATCAGGCATCTGACATCATTGAAAACTGGAATCGCTGGTGGCCCAAGCTCAATGACGGTGGCGTCTACGTTGTGGAGGACTTCCACACCATGTGGATGCCAGGGTATGGCAGCAACGCCATCCAGTTCTTCGCAGGCTTTATAGCGGCTGTGAACGGCAAGACCAAGATTAACCACTCGGTCAGGCGTATAGAGTTCCAGAACTCTCTGGTACTGTTAGAGAAGGGTGAGCCTGTACTGGGTGACAGGCTGATCTGTGGCGATGTGGCCTACGTTAACCCAGATGTTTTAGGGATACGAGATGGTCAAGAAAGGTCTGTACTACAACATCAACAGACGTAGGAAGTTAGGTCTTCCTGCGAAGAGGCCTGGGCAGAAGGGATTCCCAACTGCCGAGGCTTTCCGAAAGTCTGCCAAGACCGCTAAGAAGTCACGGCGCAGGAATAAGTGATCCTTCAAACAGGTAGCTCCCGTAGTGGCCCAGACGGACCCAGGGAGCAGCCCAGATTTGGAATCCTTGCCTGCGAGCGATTGTGCAGAAAGCAAAGTCTTCTGAGAGCAATCGCCCGTCCTCGACCATGACCGGGAAGTACTCGTGCATAAGGTCCGGCTTGAACTCTCCTGCCGTGTCCAGAACATCATTGTGGTAGGTGGCTACAAAAGGCTTGAGTGATTCAAACACCTCACGCTTGATGAGCATGAAACCAGTGCCACCGTTGACGATCTCCAGAGGCTCGTTCTGAGGAACGATCACCTCTCCTTCCTGGCCTACTAGGTTAACCACCATCGCACCCGTGTGGTTCTTGAGTTGATCCACGGGTACACCAGCAGCGGCTGATAGTGCTACCTGCTGCCAGTTGATCTCTTTCTTAGGGTAGAGACCACAGATGATGTCCTTGTCTGCTGCAACCATTGACAGGATGTCGTTGGCATCGAACCGGATGTCAGCATCAATGAACATCAGGTGAGTGCAGTTGGTCTTCAAGAACTGATGCGCAAGACCGTTCCTGGCTCTCTGAATCAATGACTCGTTGAACATGAAAGAGCAGGAGACTTCTACCTCTGCCTGCTTGGCAACACTCACGAGTGCAAGCATTGATTGCAGGTAGAACCCTGTGCACATCCCACCGTACATAGGTGTGGCTACAAATAGACTAGTCACGATATATCCTCAATCCTCATTACATATTTACCGGCGGAGTTCTTCCGCCACCCGTGTACTTCTATCCTGATTCCTGCTTCCCTGACCGGCCCTACCGTCTCAGATGCAGTGATCTTCTTGATACGGTTTGACACTCCAGATGCAGTGACCTGAACTGCCAGAACCTCATTCTTACGGATAGCCAAGATATCGCACCATCCCCAGAGATCCTGCCGTATCCGAGCGTGTGGGTTCCACTTCTCAACTACGGCGCAGAGATAGCCTTGCTCACGCAGGTACTCTAAAGACCTCTGGGTTGGAGTCATCAAAAAGGCACGTCGCTATCGTCATCAACCGGCTTCTTGAAACTCCCGCCATAAGGCTTGTACTGAGCAGGAATTTCCTTGGGAGCATTATCGGTCAGCTCCTTGTCTTTGAAGTATGTATTTTCTTTGACAGTGAAGTACTCTTTCCCGTTCTTAGCCATAGACTTCCAGATAGATAGCTTGAGGGTTTGACCCTCGGTATACGATCTGGTGAGAACTAAATCGCCGTCCCAGTCTGGAGAATTAGGGTTCTTCTTTTGGGAGGGATCTTTCGAGAAAAGAATTGTTTTGCCGGGGGTCACTGGATATTCTTTTTTGTCGTAGCTCATTAAAACCTCTAATGTTGATTTGACCTATACGATGGAAACCACTCACAGTTCCTCTAATATCTCCTGGTCTGACGGTTCCCGTATTGCGTTTGGGAGGTTCGATCCCTCCCCGATAAGAGCAGCCTTGAGCTGAACCTTAGACAGAGCAGGCAGGGAATCTATCTGCTTGCTATTGGCAGTAAGCAGACTGGTGATCTTCTGCTTCTTTTCCTCTTCAGTGAATTTCGAGGAGTTGGTTATCTTCGCAACCATAGACCTAATGCCTTCCATGTACTCGGGGAAATCCGGGTAGCCTTTGTAGACACTTCCATCTGAGAGAAAGAGTGAAAAGGGATGGTCAGGCTTCTGCGCTTCTGCAGAATCGTTTGCAGAAGGTTCTACAAAGACTGCAGAACCCATGTCTTTGACCTGTGGTTGTGTAGGTATGTCCTGAACTTCCTCAGGTGTGTAGACGCCCAGCACAACGCCTGGGAAGACCGTCCTGATACCTTCCGATACCACCCGTGCACGGAGCATCGCACGAGGATAGTTCTTCCAGTTGTCCTTGCCAGTTAGTCCTGCCTTCTTTGCCTGCTCAAACGTCCAGGTGATGGTTGCAGATCCACCGGAAGGGTGAGAGAAAGTGGCAGTAACTTCTTCATCAGTCAAAATCTTCCACTCGACCTTGCCGCCCTGCTGCTGAAATCTTGCCATCATGGTTTCTGCTTTCAGGGTTGGTCGACCTTGGATGATGTGATAGTCACGCGCTGCTAACGCGGGGTGATAGCCTTCAGCCTGGGCGATCAGCATGAGAGCAGTAGCTTGTTCTACTGTCTTCATCCCAAATAGGCCAGACTTGACAACAGCGAGAGCCATTGTCTGGATGTCATTAACGGGTATTAGGTTGCTCATCATTTAATCCTTCACACATAAGATTGGCATATTCACTGGCAGAGTCCTTGATCATCTGTTTACTCTGATGATGATAAGGATTCTCCCTCTTGATTATAAATGCAGCCATCGCTAACGCACGGTAGAGATGCCACACATCATCATCATTGACTTCATCATTCATTTAATCAAGAACCTTCTAGAGCCGGGGGCTTCCCGGACAAATTGTTCGTACATCTGAGGGTAAGCATTCTGGAATGCCTTGACATCAAACTTCTGTGATGACTTGGCTGACTTCCAAGTAGCCAACACGTTACCGTCCATCGTGGCTAGAACGTCCCTACTGCCCATGAACGACATGATCCTGGTCTTGAGCTTCTCCTCATACTCTTCTAGATCCTTGCGCTGTTTAGAGGCCAGAGACAACTGACCACAGTAGGTTTCTAGATCTGCATTCGCTAGAGCGTAGAGGCTTTCAGAGACCGGCCAGGACATCTTGCATTGCTCGACAGTCTCAGGGTCTGGCTGAGTGTCGCTGGCAACATAGCCCCACCACTTAGCGCACCACTGAACGTGCTCCAACATCATGTCAGGAGTGACATCTACCTTGATGACCTTCAGCTCCTGTCCACCCAGCAGGACTGCCAGATAAACCGTGCTGACACCGTGCACAGTAGCTTCATGGATGCACTGGATACGATCAGCATCAGGCATGATCCCAGCATCTTCATCGAACTTCTTGCTCTGGTGTGAACCATAGTTCTTGGCTTCCACCAGGGCAGTCCCATCAGCAGAGATGAAGTCGAAGTGCGAACGTAGCCATGTCTCTTTAGGATGAGTCATAGCGTAGTCAGCATCTTTGAGTTCGATCTGGAGTCTGTCTTGTGCCAGCCTGCCGATCACCGGCTGCATGACGTGACCCATCCGGACATTCTCTAGATGAGAGATCTCTTCTCTTTCTAGTTTCCCTTGTTTGATGAGGATAGCCTCTGCTGCTTTACCGTTAGCAGCCATACGGCTATCACCGGACCACCAAGCAGAGTTTCGGATTTCGGGTGCGAAGTCATCCATTGCAGACCTCTAGGTTTTTAGGGATGAAGAGGAGAGCCTCAGGCTGACAAGTGCCAGTAGAGTAGACACGCTGCTCAAAAGCGTAGCGGAAGGTCTTGTCACCAGAGACTGGGTTGATGCTGTAGTCAGCACCACACTTAGCCATAAGATGCTTGGGGTCATCCCGTGCTGGGATGAACTGCTTGCAGTCGATACAGAGTTTCATAAGATCACCTATAGATATAAGATACGAGAGACAACACTAGAACAGAAAAAAAAAAGAGTGTCAACCCCACTGTTGAGCCATAGCATCAGCGATGCCTTGGAAGGTCCTAGATCTCTCCTTCCAACGGTTGGGGCTAGGAGGCATCTTGTGAACCCGTGCCTCTCTACCCTCTACGATATTGGTAGGTTTGAGTAATGGTAGGTTCTTCAACCACAGACACGTTGCCTTGGTCTCACCGTGACCGTACTGCCAAGGTTGGATGATCTGGTCAGGCTTTCTGATCCTGCTACTGATAATGGAAATAGGGTTCTCTAAACAGATCTTGTGGATAGGAGCATTGAGCAGCAGCTCTACAAACTCCAGAGCCTCCTTCTGTTCTGCCTGCTTCTCCTTGAACCACCTGGCCCCAGAGACTGCGAGGTGAGTACAGGGTGGATGACAGATCATCAGATCCCATCCATCGTTGAGGATGTTGGTCACATCACCTTTGTAGTGATGTCCCGGTTTCTCTGTGTCCAGAAGATCACAGGACATGGCGTAGTGACCTTTAGCGGTGAAAGCATCTCGCACTACACCGGAGTATTCACAGGCAACTAGAACTCTCATACGACCTCTATAGATAAGATTTAGACAATAGTATATCCAAGGTGGTATGCCCTACCGCCTCACCCGCAGGGTCACTCATCCATACAGATGGTTCCTGCCAGTGCTCGCTTGACGCCAGATTCATTCACACTAGACCTGAGACCACCCAGGAGGGCTAGTGCTTGTGCAGTCGCTCTGGAACGCTGCGCGGCTCGCTGAGGGTGGTACTCCCAGGCCGATGTTTCCTTCCCTGCGGCCCATCTAGGCCCACTTCTTCGCGAGGAGTGCGGCTACCAGAAAACAAAAAAGGCTTACTGCTGCACCCGGTAGGAACCCCGGTATATTGGGGCAGGTGCATGAGTAAGCCTTCTTAGCTGCTTCCTACGGCAACAGGGATAACCCTAACACAAAAAAAAACCCAGTGCAAGTGACTGGGCTTAACGGCCTCACAGACCGAGAGGAGAACACACTGAACAAACTAGATCATATCAGGTCTGGCTCACCGATCTCGGCTCGGCGCTTGATCTTAGCGACCTCCACGACAGATCTACGTCCTACCCATCCACCTTCTGACTTATGAAACAGAGTACCGGGGTACTGGCAACGATTCTCTCTGATCATCTTGGCCTGAAAGTCAGGGGTGCAGTCTTCGCAGTAAGAGTGTGCAGGTATAGGCTTTGACATACGAGCTGCTGCGACCCAGCCGGTGAACTGCTTGGCAGTGTCAAAACACTTGGGTGTTGTCTTGTCGATTGCCATCTCAAACTCCAACCTTGATTGTGCTGATCCAGTCATACGGGGCTGGCTGGGGGAAGAGCTGCTCATATGACACCTTTGCTTTTAGCAAGATTAACTCTTGCATGGTTTTGAGCTTGCCACCGTATGAGACCCAGTGTCCTGGCTTCAGTAGGTGCGGGACGTACATAGCCTGTCCCAAGTAGTAACAGGGCTGTAGTACTTTCTTGCGTGATTCTTTGCGTTCAGTCATGACAGTTTCTCCAGTGCATCGTTAACAGATTGGATAGCAAGAGCCAGGGTGTCGGCTTCCTGGTTGGGGGTTACCGGCTGGATCTTGAGAATGTAGTACGCACTCTCCATAGCACTCAATGCTTTCTGCAAGACAGGTTTGAGTTCTTGACGCCTATCCACAATTGGGTAGAAATAATGGCTCATCTCTTCTCTAGCGTCCCTGTACGCCTGCTCGTACACGGCACGGCCAAACTCTAGAGCTTTCTGCTCTATCTCTTTATTGGGCTGCTTTACTGCTCTCCAATATTGCATCAACTCTTGATCATTCACTTTATAATCCTTTCGATAATATTACGCGACAATGGTTTCTGACCTAACAACCAACTCTGAATCCTACCCATATCCCAGGTGACAACCCTGAATCTATTGGGTGGGATATATGCTGTACTGATCTTGGACTTATCCCAGTCCTTGACAAATTTACCTTTTATTATCATTGGTCTTTTCCTTGAGATTGGCTTCGATATACTGACGCAGCTCCTCGATCTCTTCTTGCAGTCGACGTTCAATCATTCGATATGAGATCATTCCGTTCTGATGGTCTGGGTGCTCGTTACACCGCTCCCAAAAATCTTTAATGTCTTTGTACTTCATAGTTTCTCCCGGTTGGGCCACTGGCCTTTCATTCATCACCTCTCGCCATGAGGATCATCACGCATCCCAGGCAGGTCATCAGGCCGATAGCCGTCAGGTATACATCACCTACTAATGCTCCACCTATGGAAAAACCGAATGTTCCGACTAAAATAGTCTGCAATATAAGATTCAAACCCATGATTACTCCAGATATAGATGGGGGACTCACAATCCCCCGGTGAGATTAGATTGCGTAAGCAGCCCTGTCAGCACCATTGATCCACTTGGGGGTTTTACCCCGTCCGGACCATGTTGCACCAGTAGCTGGGTCCCGATACTTGGCTGCGATCTTGTTGCCAGTCTTGGGGCCACTTTTAGCCTTGACCTTGTCCAGGCCTAGGTCCTTAGCCGTTATCCCGTAGCTGTCGATCATTGCACGGGCTGCTTCTATGGCCTGGGCCTTCTCCTCAGCCTTCACTCGCGCAGCCTGGGCCTGCAAGTCGGCAATCTTCGCTTGGATTTCTTCGTAGTACATCACACACACTCCAATGATGCCCCGAAAGGGGCGATAGAAGCCTCTCAGTGAGGCGAATAAGGTTAGGTTTGGGCTACCCTACCTGCACGGGTCCTGATCGCTCTCAGGGGTCGCTATGGGGACCGTCGCAAGCAATCGGGTCTCGCCGTTCTTCATCACTCCGACAATCCTGAGACCGTCGGGGGTTCTGGAGATCTCCCAGGCCACCGGATCTCCATCCAGTAGCAGGTCCAGAAGCTGATCCACTGTCGGGTTCACAGGTAACCCAAGGGGTGGCCATCTTCATCACGCACAGCTACCACCCAATACTTGCCGCGTTTCTCTACCTTGTAGGTCCAATCGTCACGGTCGTGCCACGCATCCTCGCTGTTAATCTCAGCGATAAACTTGGCCTGATCAAGGTTTGTGAAGTAGGTCATGATAATGCTCCAATAAGATAAGGTAGTGAGTGGATTATCAGGTAGATAACCCACTCTGTCAACAGTTATTTATGCTGCTAGTGCGATACGGATGACTTTATCCATCTTGCGACCATGGGCCGGGTACGCCACGACTTCGACAGACTTGTCATAACACGCACGACAGCCGCTACACTTGCCACCGTGTTGGTAGGCTTCGCACAGTTTGGTCCCAGCCGGTACAGACTCAGGATCGGGCACGATCACGGACCCATGCCGTGAATCAAACACACCAAACACACTGTCGGATGAAAACCTAACCATGACGTTAGGCAATGCCTGCATCGATGCCAGCACAGAACCAAACTTCTTAAACTTCATCATTCGGGTTGGCAACCAATGCGAGACCCACGGCGTGGATTCCATGACGGCTAAGATCTTCTTGGCAAGCTTAAGATCGTACATATCGCCACTGTCGAACCAGCGAAAGTACCGATCTTTATTCAAGCTTGCGACCATGTCAGAAACCCATTCGCTACGCTTCCAATCTTCACGATTATGAAGTCTCGGCTCTTTCACATTGTCGAAAACGTAATTACCTGTCGTGGCGTAGCATCCGCTACAGGCAGCTACTAGTTGACCGTCAGAACCGATAGAACCCGGACAAGTTTCTAATGCTTGTAGACTCCACGATCGGATTCCGTCAAGTTTGGATGTGATGCTGATACGGATGGATGAAGAGAGAACCTTAAGGTTAGGTTTGGCCATGCTTTCCTCTTGATATGATTAGATGTGATACCGGACAGTGTCCGACACTACCGACTGTTGTCAATCGGTAGTATCTGAAACTATCAACCGATGTACTTGAGTGTTTCCATGATCTCAAGATGATCTTGCAGGCCAAACTTCGATAACTTACCGTTAGGATGCAGAATCACCAGCTCGATCTCGTCCGGTGATGCACCCAGACTGAAGATCTCCGGAATGCTCTGCATACACTCCTCAGTAGCGTACTCGATACCCTCTCCCTCTCCGTATCCGATCTCTGAGTCTTGGAAGATTGCTGTTACTTGATACATGATTCCCTCTATCTGTTAATCCAGATCGTTGTGATCCGGTAGACAGATAATCTCACAGATTATGTTGTCTGTGTTCTTTTTTTTCTTTTTTTTTATAGGTGTTTACCCTGGGTGTATAGGTATACAGTACTCTACCTGTACATCCTGTACCTATAGTATATATAGGGGGTGTATGTTGTACCTGTACTGTCCGACACTCAACTGGGGTATTGGCACGGAGGATGCCACTTCTTTCCCGTCAATGGTCCCGGTCCCCTTTTGGGCTCCTGCTCTGCTCTGCTTCCCTGCTCTACGCTCGCATCCTGCTCAAACCCTGCTCACTGCTCGCACCTTGACGCTGGCATGGGATGGGGTGCACCGATCAGACCGTGCTATCCTGCGCAGATCCGCACGTCCAGGCAGGTGGGTCTTGACCCCCGTGTGTGCGTGCACCCAACGCTTCTCCCCCCCAAGAAAATTTCATGTCATTTAATCTGGCTCAGTTCTATAAGTTCTGTAGTGAACTTAAAATAGAGACTAAGGAACATGGTCTCAGGAAGATGGATAGGTTATTAGGTACTCAGACATATATTATGGATGAGATAGCTAAGGGTCTACAGGATGATATTCATTTTTTTGTGATATTGAAGGGTAGACAGTTAGGGATAACTACTATCTCTTTGGCATTAGATCTTTACTGGCATTTTGTACATCCTGGATTACAGGGTACATTAACAACAGATACGGAAGAGAACAGGGATATGTTCCGTAGTACCTTGTCTATGTATATAGATGGGTTACCCAGAGAATATAAAGTACCTGTTATTGCTCACAACAGAAACCACATCTCGTTGAAGAACCGCAGTCGGTTGTTTTATCAGGTGGCTGGGTTGCGTTCCAAGGGGTCTCTGGGGCGCGGTAAGGCGATAACTTACTTGCATGGCACGGAAACATCCAGTTGGGGAGATGAGGAGGGCCTAGCGTCTCTCTTGGCTTCTCTTGCCGAGACCAATCCTCAACGATTGTATTTATTTGAGAGTACTGCTCGTGGGTTTAATATGTTCCACGATATGTATGTGACTGCCAAGAAAGCTAGAACTCAGAGGGCTATATTCTGTGGATGGTGGAGAAATGAACTTTATTCTGTAGAAGCAGAGACGGATGTTTATAAAGTTTATTGGGACGGTAAATTAACTGGGGAAGAGAAAGAGTGGGTGAAGGACATCAAGAAGTTGTACGGGGTGGAGATCAACAGCAGGCAGATGGCGTGGTGGAGGTGGAAGCTCCACGAGGGGATCAAGGACGATGCGCTGATGTACCAGGAGTTTCCTCCTACGGAAGACTACGCATTCGTGATGACTGGTACGAGCTTCTTCTCAAACTCCCGGTGTACTGACGCTGCCAAGAAATCTCGGCAACTACATCCGGAATGTTTCCGGTACGCTTTCGGGGCAATGTTCCAAGACACTGATGTCTTGAAGTCCACAGAGAAGTTGGGGACCTTGAAGGTCTGGGAACAGCCTATTGACACGGCCTACTACGTCATTGGTGCTGACCCTGCTTATGGATCATCCGATTGGGCAGACCGATTCTCTATCCAAGTGTTCCGCGTCTATGCAAATGGCATGGAGCAGGTTGCGGAGTTTGCGACCAGTGAGATGAACACCTACCAGTTTGCGTGGGTGATTGCTCACCTTGCCGGTGCGTACAAGAACTCAACTCTTAACTTGGAAGTCAACGGTCCCGGTCAGGCAGTGATCAACGAGATGCGTAACCTCAAACGTCTTGCTGCCGCACAAGGTACTGCCGGTCACGGCATCATGGATGTGCTGGGATCTATGCAGAACTACATCTGGCGCCGTAACGATACGATGTCCGGGTTATCCAACTCTATTGGGTTCCTGACTACGAGTCAGACCAAGGAGCGGATGTTGACCTACATGAAGGATTACTTCGAACGTGGGTTGATGGAAATCAAATCTATGGACTTGCTAGACGAGATGAAGGGAATTGTTCGTGAGGGCGGGTTTATCGGTGCGCCTGGGCGCGGCAAAGATGATAGAGTCATTGCCAGTGCCCTTGCTGCTGTAGCATATGCCGAGCAGGTTCAACCCCGATTGATTGCGATGAGATTGACGAAAGAAATGTCTCATGCCCAAGAGAACAGAACGCCAGAAGAACTTGCTGCTGGACGTAACGTATCCAATTATCTAAAACGTATCGGGATGTACGGTGGCTCTACACACTGATCTCACAATCGTATCTATTCACGGCCACACAGATGGTGCTGCCGCTATCCCAAGCATTGTTGAGAGCCTGACTCAGTTGCCCGGAAGCCGGGGCCTGCTGATCTCTCTTGAAAGACCCCCTTCATTGCCAGACCATATCGGTTGGAAACAAACAGCACCGCTGGATTACTTCCAATACTCGATGTTCTGTATGTACTGCCTCCAGCACTACATCGACACTGAGTACTGCTTGGTTGTGCAAGACGATGGCTGGGTCATCAACGGGCTGAATTTCACGGGTGAGTACTACGAGTACGACTATGTGGGCGCACCTACTCACATGGGTATAGCCGGTGACCAAGCCATGTTCCACTTCTCGTGGGTTCATGTGAAAGACCCCATCGTTGTGCAGAACGGCGGGTTCTCCCTGCGTAGCCGCAAGTTCTTGGAAGCACCGTCTAAGCACGGCATCGTTCACAAGTTGTACAACCAGCAGCCGTTCATCAACGAAGATGTCCAGCTCTCAGGCTTGCTGCGTCCTCAACTGGAATCCTTGGGAATCCGGTATGCGCCGTTGAACATTGCCAAACACTTCTCGATTGAGTACATGGGTCCAGGCCTCCACGATGACATTGACCTAGAGCGCCTTGTCGGTCATCACGCACCCAGTAGAAAATTGATCGGGCACAAATCCATTGCCATCAGAAGCACGGCAGAAGAGTGCGATAACGTATTTGGTGAACTCGACTTCCTGATGTTCTTGCAAGACAAGGGCTACAAGTTTGAATACCGTCATTCCTAAACAAGAACTCAAACTCTTGGTCAGACGATTCCTTAAGGATAAGCAACGCGGTATTTCTCTTCAGAAGTTTGCTGACCTTTGCGGGATCTCCAGAGAATTCCTGGCAGACGTTTTCATCTACGAGAACGCACCCATGAGTGAGACCACCCAACGTCGGGTCTCATCCGCTTACCAAGCGTGGCGAGAAGGTAGGGTCAAGGTCATGAGACGCAAAGACCAGACCCAATACGTTGACTACCGCAAGGTTGCAGAACCTGCTATCTTCTCGCACATGGGGATCGTCAAGTCCCCTGACGGATTCAAACTATCTATCGGCCCCCGTAATCGTCACGATTACTCTTATCCTACTTTGGACGAATCATGAGCGTACTCCACGACTATCTTTGCGCGTCT